AGGTATATGATCATGACTATTATTTTGTAGATATCTTTGATTGCTTCATAACTTACAGCAGGCAGTATATCAAATCAATATCAAAACTTAGTAATATGGCAGATATAAAATCATTCGTTGATTTAGGGTGTGGATTAAGTTATTCGACAATAGCATTAAAACAGTTATTTCCTAATGCTAAAGGCTATGCAACTAATCTCAAGAAAACTAAACAATGGGAATTCTGTAAGAAACAATCCAAAGAACATGGATTCAAATTGATTGAGAATATATCCGAGATTAAACATGATGTCGATTTAGTTTTCGCTTCTGAATATTTTGAACATATATTTAATCCGATAAATCATGTTAATGAAGTAATTAAAAAGTTAAATCCAAAAATACTCGTCATAGCCAATGCTTTTAATACAGAATCAATAGGTCATTTCACAGAATATGAATATGAAAAATATGGAAATAAAATAAAAATACCACAGAAAATAGCAAGTCGGTTATTTGATAGGAATTTAATTTATAATAGATACTCTAAGATGGAAACAGGTTTTTGGAATAACAGACCTACTGTATGGATAAAAAATGAATCCTAAATTTCCTGTATATGTAGTATCAAAAGGTAGGTGGGAAGCTAGACTTACTGTAAAATCACTAGAAAGAATGGGTGTACCATTTCATGTAATAATCGATAAAAAAGAATATGACAAGTATGCAGAGGTTATTGATAAGAAAAAACTTCTGGTACAACCACAAAAATATTATGATAATTATGATATGTTTTGGAATGATAATAACAAAATAACAGGTGCAGGGGCAGCAAGGAATTTTGCTTGGGATCACTCAATTAAGAATGGTCACGATTGGCATTGGGTAATGGACGATAATATTAGGCATTTTTACCGACTTAATAGAAATAAGAAAATACCTGTACAATCTGGTACAATCTTAAAACTAGCCGAAGATTTTGTATTACGCTATCAGAATGTAGCAGTAGCTGGACTAAATTATGATTTTTTCACACCACAGAATCAACGTTATCCACCATATAAAGTGAATACTAGGATTTACAGTTGTTTACTAATAAAAAATGATATACCTTATAGATGGCGTGGACGATATAATGAAGATACTGATTTATCCTTAAGAGTGTTAAAAGATGGTTGGTGTACTTTACAATTCAATGCCTTCTTACAAGGAAAAGAACCTACAACCAACGATTCTAAGCAACAGAAAGGTGGTAATACAGAGCAATTTTACTCAAAAGAAGGAACTTACAATAAATCTAAGATGTTATATGATATGCACCCTGATGTAGTAAGAATGGTTTGGAAGTTCGGCAGATGCCATCATTATGTAGATTATAATGTCTTTAAACATAATTTGATAAGGAAAAAAGGATTAAAGATAAAAAAAGGCATTAATGAATATGATTTAAAACTTGTAAAAAAGGAAAATTAGTTCTATTTTGTCAGTGAAACTGACAATTCGTGACTAGAAATTGGTACTAAATGACAGTGAGGTATTGGTCATGCAAACTATCGTAATGAAGTTTAATGAAGTTGAATCATTAGCTTGGATAAATAGCCATTTGCCTAAGAAGGCTAAAAAAATGGAAGCTAGGACATTTTATAGGATTAAAGGAAGATTAAAAGCAACCACAGATAAACGTAAATTCGACTTACAAAAACAAGGATTGTGGGAACAACATTTAGAGAGAATAGACCAATTAGAAACAATACTGAAATTTTCATGGCAAAATTATCATCGCTCGGAAACACCTGTCGCAAGGCAAAGAATACTAGATTCAATATCTGCAATCCAACCTTTATTATCAGCATATTATTCGGCAAGTCAAGAGGTAATAGAACATGACACTCAAAAGAACGTACAAGATACAGGATTTATATCCGAATTTACAAAGTGATCACACAGTCGGTGAAGAAGATACCACTAAGAAAATATCTGAATTAAAATTCTATTGTGGTAAATTAACACCATCTGTTGACTGTTGTTTTAGTCATTTAGTAGGTTTACCACAACACCCAGCAACACTTGAACCTATGAAGTTTATGCCACATCAAGACGACTTAATCAAACAAAGTTTATCAGAGAAACAACTCAAATTTCATATTAACAAATCAAGGCAGATTGGTTTAACAGAAATAGTCTTACGCATAGTACAGTATCACGCTTTTCATAAATATGCTGGTGGTAAAATACTCATTATTGCTGGTACAAGAGAGAAAACAACACAAACTGTAATGCTTAGATTAAAACAACTTTTTGGTAATATCAGAGGAACTGTACAAGATGATGGCAGTAATCTTAACATTTTACTTAAGAATGGTACAGAGATTGAAGGAAAACCTAGCAATTCAGAAGCCATAAGAGGTGAAACTAAGATCAAAGCAGTTGTTGTTGATGAAGCTGCCCATTTTAAGTTGGTAGATGATAGTGTTGTTTTAGATGCCATTGAACCTATCTTACACACGAATAAGTCGGATATTTTCTTAGTATCGACACCAAGAGGACAGAGAGGATTTTTTTATGAAATAGACAAGAGTGAGAATGACTATAAAAAATTACATTATGATTACACTAATGCAATAGGTTGGATTTATTCAGAGAAAGAGATGGCAGAAGAACTAAAACGTACGGATATTGATGTCGATCAAGAATATAGGTGTCAATTTACTTCTGCAAGATCCTCAATATTTGGTGTTATAGGTGACGAAAGTTTAGTAGATTATGAGGTTGAAGAATACTAATGGAAGTAAGTGATCTACCAACATTGTTCCAAATAGGATTGGCACAAGAAGCCAATGCACAAGCAATAGAATCTCAACACACATTATTTGAAAAACAACAGAAACAGATTGACCATATTTACACGCAGTTAAATAATTTCAGAACTGTTATTGATGTGCAACAACAAATCATAGATGAATTAGTACAATTAGTAAAAGAAAAATGACTTTTTGGGATTGGTTTAAGAGAGAAAAATTCATTCTGCCAACAGAAGAATTTCAAATTAAGCTTGTAAAAGAAATTGAAAAGAAATTGGAAACAGCTAAAGGTTCGGAAAAAACAAAGTTAACCTATATGTTAGCAAATCAATTAATGTTTCTTAGTCAAATTCAAGGAAAAAACAAACCTAAAAAACCAATAAAATTAAACAATAATGGTAAATGGGTGTGGGTTGAAAATGAGAATAGCAGGGATTGATAGTGGTAAAAGGCGAGATAGTTTCGCATTTGTTGGAATCGAAATAAAAAATGACGATGTTTACATCACAGGTGTTAAAACTTGGTTAGGAAGAAATTACATCGAAGTTGAGAATTTAATAGCAAATATACACGATACGAAACCATTCAATTTTTATTGTGTTGAAATTAATAATACAGGCGAACACGTATTTGAAGAATTAAAATATAGGCATAGAATCCCTAACGTTATTCCTACATTTACAAGTGCTAATGTAAAAGACCAGCATAAAATAAACAGTGGAAAAGTTATGCCAAAAAATCAAATGACTTTGTGGTTGGCACGAATGTTTCAAAATAATAGAATAAAATTTCCTAAAAAATCCAATAAAGATGTGGACGAGTTAAAAAGACAAATATCAATATTTAGTGAGGTTATTACTGAATCAGGTTCTGTAAGTTATAGAGCAGAAGGACAAGAGCATGATGATACTGTCATGGCATTGATGTTAGCTTGTTTCATAGGTAGGAACTTTATTAAGAATAATGAAGGATTTAATCAAGGATTACAAGTAGCCAATAGACAATTCATAGCCGAAGATCCTGATATTTACGGTTCAGGTGTGCCAAGTCATGCTGAATCAATACAAAGAGAGGTTTGGAAACCATGAGTGTAGAAATAGAGTTGACATTACAAGATTACAAAACAATCTTGAATTGGTACGAACTAGCTTTTGCAAAATCGGAATCTCAAAAATTTGCAGATGAAAAAACATTCAAAAAACTATCTGTAATGTGTTTACAAAAATTGGACGATGAAAAAAATGAAGAATAAAGATAGTGGTTTAAGACGATATGAGAGATATTGTAGAGAATTAGAGGAATTAGAGAGGAAACGTAAAAGAAAATTAAAGCAGATATTTGACCTAAGAGATAAACTAGGAATAAAACTAGATGGCGAGTAGGAATTATGAGATTGGTAGGCGATTCGAATACAGAGTACAGAATTGGCTAAGAAAAGAAGGATATTATGTCCAAAGATCATACGCAAGTAAAGGTTTAGTTGATTTAATAGCAGTACCGAAATATGTCAAAGTCGGTTGGGTAAATATCACTCTTGGAATACAAGCAAAGAAAAATGGCTATGTACACCCATCAGAGATGAAAACTTTATTGGAATGTAAAAATAAATGGCAGATGATGATTGTTATTGCTTGGTCGGATAAGAAGAAAAAATTAAGATTTAGGACACTAGATGATGTTGAAATACCTTTAGATTCACTAAAAAATAAGTAGTTCTCTTTATAGTCATTATGAGTAAAAAATCAATGCCATCTAAGGTAAAAAAGACAAAAGATACTTCTCATAACTTTATTGTAAATTCTGAAAAACCATTCACTGGCATAAAATCTAATTCAAAATATGCGAGTGCTTCAAAAAGAATC